AACCTACTATTTAAGGGACTAGGAATAAGATTTAAGGAACAGGAAGAGTTCACAACCAGCTCAGTAAACGATTACTACCAAACTCCTGAACACGTAAAGATTTCAGTCATACAAAGAAATCGAGGAGGAGGATTTGTAGAAGAAAATACTATCTACGAGTATAACGACAATAAGACATTATTCTTAGGGGATGTAGGTAAAAACACTTATAAATCATCTGCAAATGGAGGATTCTGGGATGTCAAGGTTATGTTCTCTTCCTCAACAGCTCAAGACAATCCTGTAGCTTTAGAGAGAATATCTTGTTGGTTAGGTACAGACGATAACAAAGCCTACATAAAAAGATCAGACGATTATTACTACGGAGGGTTGGAATTCAAACCTGTCTATGGAAGAAATACCGACGGTACAGTAGATACTGCTACAACTCTTAGAAGTGCATCACTTCATGTATCAGGATCTATTTCAATGGATAATTTTATATTAACATCCCCAAATGGTAGTAAATATAGATTTACTGTAACAGATGATGGATATTTATCAATAACAGGATCAGCATTATAATATGGCAATATACAAAATTTACCCTGAAAAAGACGCAACAATTTATACTGCTTATCCTTCCATGAATACAGGAAGAGATGAGATATTAGAGATTGATAATTTAGATCCTTCTCAAGAGACAAACTCTCTAGAGGATGTTAGGAGAACTTTAATTAAATTTTCTACCTCTGAGATTTCTGATTTAATTACAAATTCAGTAGGGGATTTAAATATTTCTGCTTCATTAAAACTTTATATAGCAGCAGCTACTTCTATTCCTTTAGATTATAGTATTGAGGCTTATCCTGTTTCAGAATCATTTAATATGGGAACAGGAAAATTTTTAGATTCTCCCCAATCCACAGATGGGGTAGCATGGGGTTTTAGACTTCAAAATGGTTCACCTCAATGGGCTACTTCAGGATTTAATCAATGGGTAACAGGATCTTTTAATTCAATATTAGGGGGTGGTAGTTGGTATACCTCAAGTGCGGTATTTACTAATGTATACACTAGTCAATCTTTTTTATATAATGACGATAATGATGTTAATATAGATGTTACTGATGCGGTTAAAGCGTTTTATACAGCATCTTTAGGAGCACCCACATCAAGTGGTGGAATTCAAAATAACGGGTTTATACTAAAGCTTCCTTCTTCAATTGAATATTCTACTAGTTATATTGGATTAAAATTCTTTTCAGTAGATACTCATACAATATATCCTCCTTGTTTAGAGATAAAATGGGATGATACTGTATATTCAACAGGTTCGATGTCTACAATCTCACAAACTCCTTTTGTAGTAACGTTTAAATCAAATCAATTTAAATATTCACAAAACTCTATTCAAAGATTTAGATTAAACGTGCGACCTCAATTCCCTACTCGTACCTTCCAAACCTCTTCAGTATACTTAAATAACAATTATTTACCTCAATCTTCATTTTATCAAATAAGAGATTTAGATACAGGAGAGATTATAATAGATTTTGATGATACATTCACTAAAATATCCGCTGATAATACCTCAAGTTATTTTGATGTATTTATGAATGGATTACAACCTGAAAGATATTATAATGTTTACATTAAAACCATTCTGGATGGAAGTACATTCATATTGAATGAAGGTTTAACGTTTAAAATAAGTTTATAAAAAAATGCTCCAAACAACAAAATTAACCCAACAAGAAACCCAACAGTTATCTCAGATTCAAGAAAAACAACAATCTTATATTATAGATCTTGGGAAAATAGAATATGATATAACTCTTTTAGAATTACAAAAAGAAAAAATTCAAGACCAAATAGAAAAACTAACCCAAGAATCCCAGAACCTAGCTAAAGAACTTGAAACAAAATATGGTTCAGGAACTATAAACATAGAAAAGGGGGAGTTTTATAAACAATAAGTTTTTTGCAGAAAAAAATAATATTTATAACAGAAAACTATAAAACATGGCAGAAGTACTTCTTTCACCTGGTGTTTTAACAAGAGAAAACGACCAGTCTTTTTTAACACAACAACCTATTCAAGCAGGTGCTTGTATTGTAGGTCCTACAGCAAAGGGTCCTACAACTCCTGTTTTAGTACGTTCATATTCTGATTTTGTAAATAGATTTGGAACCACTATTACCTCAGGTTCTCAAGTTTATTCATATTTAACTAACATTTCAGCCCAAAACTATTTCAACAACGGAGGTACTACTTTATTGGTGTCTAGAGTAACTAGTGGAGACTTTACTTCTGCTACTTCCTCATTAATCCCAACAGGCTCAGGTGGTCCTTCCACAGGTTTATCTCCATTTGTTTTAGAGACTATCTCTAAAGGAAATATTATGAATTCAGGAGATTCTGAAGGATCTAATGGGACTTTAGTTTTGGGTTCTATTGATAATTTGAGATGGGAAATTCCTTCTGTAAATACAGAATCAGGTGAATTTTCACTATTAATTAGACAAGGTAGCGATACTTTAACCGAAAAAATAGTATTAGAATCTTATGATGGTTTATCATTAGATCCTAAATCATCTAATTTTATCTCTAAAAAGATAGGTAATACTCAAGAAAATATTGTAACTACTGCTGATGGAACTTTCATTCAAGTATCAGGTAGTTTCCCAAATGTTTCAAGATACATAACAGTTAAATCAGTAAATTATCTAACCCCTGATTATTTAGATAACAACGGAACCGCTAAAGATGCCTACACAGGTTCTTTACCTTCTATCTCAAGTGGTTCTTTTGGAGGAGCTGTAGGTGATCAATTTAATACAAGTGAGCAAGCTCAATTTTATCAAAACATAACAGGAGATAATATTCAAGGAGTTAGCGTAAGTGATTATTCTCAAAGCTTTAATTTACTAGCCAATAAAGACGAATATCAATTTAACGTAATTACTGCCCCTGGTATTATTAAAAACGCAACAAACCACGCAACTCAATTTAATGCCCTTGTAAATTTAGCTCAAGGAAGAACAGATTGTATTACAGTAGTAGATCTAGTAACATACAATTCTACAATTGGAGCAGTAACAACTCAAGCAGGAACAGTAAACAGTTCATACGCTGCCTCATACTGGCCATGGGTTCAAGTAAATGATCCAAATACAGGAGAATATGTATTTGTACCTGCTTCAACTCTAATCCCAGGAGTATATGCCTTCAATGATTCAGTAGCAGAACCTTGGTTTGCACCTGCTGGTATTAATAGAGGAGGATTAGATACTGTAGTACGCCCTGAGAAAAAATTAACACAAGCTAACCGTGATACTTTATATCAAGGTAAAGTAAATCCAATTGCTGTATTCCCTAACACAGGAACAGTAGTATTTGGTCAGAAAACTTTACAGAAAAAAGCATCAGCTTTAGATCGTGTAAACGTAAGAAGATTATTGATTGCTCTTAAATCATTTATTGGTCAAACAGCAGCTAATCTAGTATTCGAACAAAATACTATTACCACAAGAAATAACTTCTTAGCTCAAGTAAACCCATATTTAGAATCAGTTCAACAAAGACAAGGATTGTTTGCTTTTAGGGTTGTTATGGATGATACAAATAATACCCCTGATGTAATCGACAGAAATCAACTAGTAGGACAAATTTTCTTACAACCAACTAGAACTGCAGAATTTATAGTACTTGATTTCAACGTATTACCTACAGGAGTTGAGTTCCCTTCTTAAAAACGTAAATTTGTAATATTTATAAACAAAATATAAAATGCCAACACTAGATCCAAACGAAATTTTCTTCACAGCATTTGAACCTAAAGTAAAAAATAGATTTATTTGCTATATTGATGGATTTCCTTCTTATATTCTAAAAGCTGTATCTGGAATTGAAGTAGATAATGGAGAACAAGTATTAAACCATATCAACGTTTACCGTAAAGTAAAAGGTAAATCAAAGTGGGGTGATGTACAGTTTACATTATATGATCCAATCACTC